AGTCGCGTGAATATTCGGGAACGGCTTCAGGCTCGTGGTCGTACAACTCGCGCCAGACACCGCGGATCAACCCAAGGCAGTCCGTCCCGCCACCGCGCACCGAAGCCTGGTGCACATAGGGCGTCCCGATCCAGCGCCGTGCGATATCCGCGACGCGGTTCACAGCCGACCTCCATCGTTCCGACCCGCCTTCACCGGATAGCTCATTAACCAGTCTTCGCCCGGAATGCTTGGAAATCCCCGAAAGTTCAGTAGGTTGTCAAACTTCAAACGGCAGGTTTCCATCCGCTTGTCGCATCCTGCCTCCAACCTCACCCGGTCTCCGACGACAAGATTCCGACGCAGCGATGTCCAAAGATCGATTTGCCGTGCATCTCCGTCGATACGGTCCACCTTGATACGCTCGGACGCCCCCTTCGCTTTACCCGAAAGCACGTTTAGACGCCCGCGCTCGAACCACTTCGGTGCATACTCCCGCAGAACGGGAAACCGCAGCTTCTGATCCGCATCCACGGCAAGAACTTCACTCTCGACGGCAAACAACGGTCCCAGATCCCTGCGGCATCGACTGTCGCCCAGCACCGCATCGCACCGCGCTTGATAAACCCGCCCTCGCGTCGTGTTCAAAGCTTCCGCCAGTCCGCGCAACTCGGCGGAAAACGTGCCTTCCCCCCAGGAAATCTCGCCCAGGGAGCCACGGAACTGAATCTCATGCACTGTCGGATCGGTCCAGTTGACAAGGTAGGCCGTGATCTCGGCCGCGTCCCAAAGTCCGGCACGCAGATCCTCGGCACGGATTGAATCGTGACTTAATGCGCCCTGTGCCTCGGCGTTGTCGACGGCCAGACCGGACGTGGCCTGTAATGCACCTGCCGTCATGCCAGACGCCGCAAGACACTCGACACCTTCCATGACCAATGTTTGATCGTGATCGGTGAAACCCAGCACGACGTCATCGGCACGACGGACAATCCAGACGCGACAGACAGTCGCTGTGCCCCCGGCCAGATGTTTCGAAAGCGCGCTCATACCCGCAACTCCACCACTGGCACGTCCGGCACTTCGCCCGCGTGGAAACTGGCGACTGATGTCATGATGGCGTCGGCATCGAACCGCACCGGGACGTCGAACTCAAAGCCGGCAGTTACTTCAACGCCGACATCGGGTGGCTCAGCGAAGGTGATCAAACCTGTTGCCGCATCGACAGTAAAGTGCCGGAACTCATCCAGTTCGTCATCCTGTATCCCGGCGCGGATGGTCCCGGTTATCGGCTTGCTGATCGGACGAACATAAGTCTGCTCACCGGACCGGTATGTCTTCGACAGCTGAAACACCGTGGTCGCGCCGTCCCCCGTCCCGATCCGCTGATCAATGTAGCTCACCCGATCCGCCGACAGGCTGGTCTTGAAGTCTGCCCAATCCTTCCAGCGAAAGCCGTGCAACCGTCCGCGCCGCGCCTCGAAGAACGCTATCAACTCGCTTACATCGTCCAGAGATCGCATGCCCACCCCGGCATCATACCGACGACGCGAATGCGCCCAGGGCGTATTGCGCTCCTCAAAGCCGTTGGCCAACGTCACGACTTCGGTCAACCGCTCCGGTCCACCGACCGATCCAAAGGACAACCTCGACGGGAAGCGTATTTCGTGGAATGACATATCGAATACCTCAGCGGTTGCGGGTGCCGCGCGAAAGGGCACGGGACATTTCAGCGGCGATCTGACTGCGCGACCGACGGAAACTCTTAGCGTCGGGGGTGGAGATATTCATCTGCACCGTCACAGCACCGCTCGACCCGCCATTCGTTTGCACGCCCAACCGCCCATCCGGACCGCGTGCCAACGGCATGATCGCCTCGGGTCCGGCCTCCCCCATCAATCCGGTGCCGCCGCGCATTGGAAACTGGGTCGCCGCGCTGATCACGCCACCCTTGGCGAACGGCATCACGCGGCCCTGGGCAAAGCTCGCTCCGTTCGCAAACGGCAGAACCGCATTCAATCCGCCTGCCAGCAGGCCTCCAAAGGCTTGGCTGACGGGTTTGACAGCCGTGTTGTAGGTTGCGTTGATCATCGATTTCGCCAGTCCGGTCAGCGCATCAGAAAGCTTCGCGCCATCGAAAATCACGCCGTCGAACGCCCGTTTCAGTGACCCGCCAAAGGTGCGTGACAAACCCTGCACCTCCCGTTGGGTATGCAACATCTGCCCCTCCAACGTTCCCAGTTCCGCCGTAAACTGCGCAACAACCACCTCCGACCCGCCCAACCGCGCTTCAAGCGCGTCGAGCGAGGCGTCGATACCCGCCTCGTCCAGATCCCTGTCATACATTCCGTGTCTCCACCTTGTCGGGGAACCGGGCGGCAAGGGCATCAAGCCCCGCCCGGTCCATTGGCAATCGCCCGTCGCCATGCCCCAGAAGGAACGCCAGTTCCGCAGGGGTCAGCGCCCAGAATTCCGCCGGTTTCAGACCAAGACCGCGCAATCCCGCGGCCATCAACGCGGGCCAGTCGAAGGCTTCATCCTCTGCCCTGCTCATCGCTCCGGCAGGGCGAACGCCCGTCCCAGTAACAGCGCGGCAACCCGGGTGGCCTCGACCGGCCCGCCCTCAATTTCAGCAGATAAAAGTCGGCCGGCGTTCCCTTGCCAACCGCCCCCCCGCAACCCTGCCAGCAACAACCGGGCGACATCGCGCGCCCGAAACCCGCCGTTCTCGAACCGACGCACCAGACCGACCAGACTGTCCGCCTGCATCTCGGCCTCTAACTCGGCCAGGGCACCCAGCGTCAGTTTCAGCAGGTGACGCTCGCCATCCAAGACCAGCGCCACCTCGCCCGCATAGGGGTTTCCGTCGCCCATCAAAGCGGCGTGAACGTCAGTTCCCCGGCCGAGGCGAGCGCGATTTCATAGGTCGCCTCGCCATCGTGCGTACCGCCGTATTCCAGCGACGTGATCTGAAATGCACCCTGCACGATGCCGAAGTCGGGAATAATCACCTGAAATGCGGGGACTTCGCCGTCGAAGAACAACTGCCGCGCACGCGCATCTGTATCCTCGTCGCGGAAGATGCCCGATCCGCTGACCTGCGCCGATTTCACACCGCCGCCAGACAGCAATTCGCGCCAGCCCCCGGCGCTTTCCGTCGACGTCACATCGATGCTGCCCGCGTTGAATGTCAGCCGCGTTGCGCGCAGCCCGGCCAGCGTCACGAAAACGCCGCTGCCATCCTGATCAACCTTCAGCAGAAGGTCCTTACCTGCCTGAACACTCATGTATCACACTCCTGAAATTGCGACCTGGACGGTCTGATCATCGGTCCGGGCGCGGAACCAGAGGTCGATCCTGCGGATGCCCTCGCCCTCGTCTCGCCGGGCATCCGCCCGCAAGAACCGCATTGAAACCAGCCGCCCCCGCGCCAGCGGCAACTCGTCCCCCACCAATGCGTCCGAAACCGCCGCAGCCACCATTTTGGCGGCAATGTACCCCTCGCGCCGCGTCACCACACTGACGCGCATTCGGTGAATGGCCCCCTGTCCCGACGCGTCGGAAATGCCCACGGCCCGCTCGTGCCCCAGCGCTACGAAAAGGTCCGGGGCGGATTCGGGTGTCGAATCGAACACTGCGCCGCCCAGCAATGCATCCACCGCCGGATCGGCGATCAGGCGGCCATAAACGGCGGTCTGAAGGCTTTCGCCCATGGTGTAACTCATGGTGTCGTCCTTTCCCCGGGGACGTCGCTGGCCAGGATCACCAGCACATGCTTCAGGTCCTCATGCGTCGCCTCGACTTCGTAGACGCGGCTTCCATCGCGCAGTCGGTCACCCGCAATCGGTCGCGTCGGGTGACCGTCGGGTAATGCGTGAGTCTTGATCCGCACCTGCAAGCGCGGTGTGCGCCCGAATTCGCTGTGTTTCAGACCGCCTGACCGCATCCGGACGTCCGCCCAGATTGCACCGCGTTCTTCCCAGCCCCGGACCTGACCGCCGCCGCCATCGGGCGTGCGGACCGGCACCTCCAGCGTCAGCCGCCGGGTGTATACCTGCCCCATCAGCCCATGCCTCCAAGGCGCAGACCCCGGAATGGCGCCAGCAGCGCGTCGATCTGAACGCCGACCGCCATATCGCCCGCGTCCAACGTTTCCGCCATAAGCAGAACCGCCTGTTGCAGCGCATCCGGCACCGCATTCCACGTCCCGTATCCCGCGCGTAGCGTCATCGTCAGCGGCAGCCCTGCCCCGACCTTCTCCGACAGCAGGGCAACCGGCCGATGCGGATCGCTCCGCAGCGTCACCGGCCCCAGCGCGCGGGGGCCACTGCGCATCGTCAATTCGGCCCCCAAAATCTCCGCAACCGGAGCAATCGGCAAGGAAATCTCCTGCCCGCCGCCCGTAAGGCCTGCGACAACAACCTCACGCGCGATCAACACCTTGCCCAGCCGCGCCTCAATCGACGAAATCGCGGCCCTCAACCGTAATCTCAGCCGTTCCGACTGACCCGGAACGATGTCGTAGGTTTCCGCCAGCCGCATTTGCGCGGCCAGTTGCGCCACCGGCAGCGCCTCATCCGCGATCCCTTCGGACCTCTGTAATTTCATCGCCATCCGCACCTCCGCATTGCGCGTCGAGTTTCATGTCTGGTGTTTTCCGAACGTGGTGGGTGGAACCAGTACGCCGCACGTGCGGACCAGGCCGGAGGCCCACCGGCCCCACCCTCCCCTGCGAACCCTTCAGGTCCGCAAAGGACGGGAATCGCCCCTGCTTCGGGCGACAGATTTTCAGGCGGCCCCGACTGTAAGACCGGGACCGCGCAATTGGATCAGACGACCGTGAACTTCAGAAGCTTGATCGCGGAAAAATCGGTCACATCGCCGCCGACCCGCTTGGTTGCATAGAACAGAACATGCGGCTTGGCGCTGAACGGGTCGCGCAGCACCCGCAGATCGGGACGCTCGGCCACGGTATATCCCGCGCCGAAATCGCCGAATGCGATGGCCGTAGTGTCCACGCCGATATCGGGCATGTCCTCGGCGATCAGCACCGGGTATCCCATCAGCTGTGAGGGTTGCCCTGCGGCCAGACTATCGGTCCACAGGAACCGCCCGTCCGCGTCCTTCATCTTGCGCACCGCACCCGCCGTCTTGGAATTCATGACGAAACTCGCGTTGGCACGGTATTTCGCACCCAGCGCATAGACCAGGTCGACAATCGCATCAGACGGCTTGCTTGCTTCGAAATCGCCCGACGCGCCGGT